GATGTCGCCCTTCTCTGTCCGCCAGTCCTCGCCCACCTCGGTTTTGCAATGGCGCTCCGGGTCGTAGTGCATGGGCAAGCAGACGTGGACGTACTTCTCGCCACTGTCGAGGACGTAGGCGCTGAGGTCACGCTGGCTGATGCGCTGCTGCACGATGCAGATTTGACTGGTAGCCAGGTTTCCGAATCTGGTCGGTAAGACCGTTCTGTACCACGAATTTATTTCCTCGGCGTCATTGATGGAGTCGTCTGGCCGATCTGGGTCATCGATCACGATAAGCCCACCGAACTTTTTCCCGCGTGCATGGGCACCCGTGATCTGCATCCGCACTGTTATAGCGACACGACCACCGCCCGCCTCGTTACTGAAGCGGTCCACCTTCTTGGCGTCGTCCAATATCTTGACGGGCCACCGCTCCTGATACCACTCGCTCTGAATCAACTGACGGCTCTTGCGTGCCATGTCCCTGGCAAGGCTCTGGTCCTTGTGACAGAAGATCACAAACGCTGTGGGGTCAATCGTCCAGAGGTAGGGCAGCGCCATGACTACGCAGATCATGGACTTGCTATGGCCAGGCGGAATGTTGATGAGCAGTCGCCTGCTCTCGAGCTGGCCCGTCATCAATTGTTCCATGTGGTCGCACAAAAAGCGCACGTACTTCTCTTTGATCAATGGCGTCGGGTCGATGTGCGGCCACGCCTGACAAAAGAAGTCGTAGTAACCACCCGGCTCAGCAGCCAGGTCGCGTTCGAGCTCAACGAGTAGGCTACTCGCCAGTTTGTTCGTTAGTGCTTTCGACATCGATCGTAGGTAAATCTGAAAGGAGTCTCTTTACGTCGTCTTCTGTGCCGCCATCATTGTCAGCAATCGTCGCCTTCAACATCGTGTGAAGGATGCGCTTCTGTCCCTGGCTCAGCACCTTCAAATCAAAGTTTGTGCGGTTGTCGATCATGGTGTGGACAGCCACCTGGTCGCCGTACTCTTTACGGAAATGCTTCTTGAGCAGGAACTCGTTGGCTCGCAGCTTGGCATTGGCTGCCCGTGGGTCGTCCAGCTCTGCCACATCTTCCACATTCTGTAGCCAGCGTTTCTCATGGTCGGCTCGTGCCTTGGCAAAGTTGAGCGCAAACTCTTCATAGCGGGGGTCGCCTTCGTTGCCTGCTCTGATCCACTTATAGAGTGTGTTGACAGGAATGCGGACACGGTTGGCAATCTGAGTCACAGAGGGAGTGTCGATGGCTTCGGCGCAGATGCGGTCAGCCAGCATCGGAGAGAACTCCGAGCGGTAGCGGGGCGCATCGTCCCATCCTCTGCGGTTGCTTAGTTTCATCAATAGACCATGTAGGCGAGGTAGTCGCTTGCGTCTCGAATCCAGACCGCTGTGTCTCCGCCGCCCTGAAAACTATGACCAGAAGCATCCCTGATAACATCCTCATCGGCGGCGGTGCCGACGTTCCAGCTTCCGAGGTTTTTCCATCTTATCCCGTCGTTTTCATCGTCAGCCGCAAACGCAAACAAAACCGCACTCGGATCGATGGCTGCCGCGATAGTTTTGAACATCAAAACCCCTTCGGGCAGGTTGATAATGTTATACACATCGTCGAAGAACTTATACCAAGTGCCCGACCCGGGGCTCTTGATGAAGTGCACCTCGTCATTGGACGCGCCGCCAATGGCGACAAAGCGGTCAAGAGCTACATTCCAGAATACTTGATGGAACCCGCCCGTTGGTGCGGCTGCCGTGTTTTCTATGAAACTGGTTCCCGTTGTGGAATACCAAGTGTCTGTGCCAGTGGTAGTCACCACATAGTTACCGCTGTCGTCCTCAGCAATATCCGTCGTTGACTGTGATGTATTAGTAACCGCGCTGAATGTGGGGAAGGCGCCAGTGGTGGCGCTTTCTATATAGCCGTTTCCTACTGCAAAGAACTTTAAGTCGGTGGACGAATAGAGCAGCGAGTGCTGCCTTGTGATGTTCGCGAAAGTTGCGCTTTGCGCAGTCATGCCCGTTGCGAGGTTGGTGGTCGTTCTGTAAATCTCATCCTCGGTGCCTACGTAAACAGCAGATGGCGACTCTGTCGGCCGGGTACACAACTGCGGCGTTCCCGGGTCTATGGTTGTGGCGCTGCTCCATGTGATGCCGTCAGCGCTGTCATAGACATACGAGGCAGTTCCAGCGGCGTTTCTTACGTGCCAGAATTTGTCCGAACCTGGTAGATAGGTGGTGTGTGACGTGTTGGCTGTCCCGGTGAGGGTCGTGTCGTTGGTCAACGTGAAGCCGTCTGTAAACCCAACCTCAAGTCTCTGGCTGTCTGCTACCGTCTCAAAATACGTTAGCCACTGTCCGAAGCTGCTGAGCATCCAGTTCCACCAGTGTGCAGGTGGTCGCTCGCTGACGAGCCACCCGGCAGCTTCCTTCGATCCGCCTGGGTCTACAGTGGTTCCACCTGACGCCCAGTCGAGAATCCTATCTGTGGGTTTCGTTGCCATTGTCTATGCCGCTCCTGACAGCATCCCGCCGTCGTAGTAGTCGATAAGTGTCATCAGGTCGTTGTCGTCGAACGTAGACCACTCATCACGCACGTCTATATCAAGCGTGAATGTCCCAGTGTTGTCTGTTACGCCCGTGACGTAAACCAAATAGGTTGCAGTCGTTTTCTGAACGCTAAGGATGCTGTTGGTAAGCGCAGCCAGCCACACGCTCCGATCGCTGACGCCGAGGTCCTCGTCATGGACGTAAAGCTCTGTGGCTAGTGTTGGATCAGCATGGTTCAGCCGAAACTTTTGGGACGGCAGTCCAGCCAGCACGATAGCCCCAGCGTCATAAAGCCACGCAAACCCGGACGGCACAGTGGCCAGCCCGAGAGCGCTGCTGGTTTCCACCGCTGCGCCCTGGCTCGAGAGCTGGAACGTGTCCGCGTCATCTGCCAGTGAATACACAAACAGCATGTCCGTAGTGGCGGACACGGCACGGCGGAGCTTGGCTCCAATGGTTGCTGCGTTCTGGGTGAGTACGTGATCGACAGGCCGCAGGTAGAGCGCCTTCGGGAAGAGCTCGTACATCTCGTAATCTGCCGTACCCATCTCGATAAGTAGCTGAGCAATGGTCAGGATTTCTTCAGCCGTTCCTTGACTACGGAGTACGGCAAGCTCTGCCTTGAGTTGCTGTCGGTAGTCATCGTCCGAGAGCCCGCTGCGAAACTGATTCGTAATCCGCCCTAGCCCGTCTAGTCTGTCCCCGGTCATCTGGTCGATGTCGCGCTCTGGCAGCATCGGGTGCGCAGCGTCCTCGAACGCTTGAACTTGATCGAGGTAACTCGTCGCCAATGCCAGCAGGTTGGGTGAACCCTGGAACTGGTCGAGCAGCCTTGAAAGGCCGAGCTCTGTGATCTGTTCGTTCTTGTCACTCATGGTGTGCTTGTTACGTCAACGTCCCCAGCTGCAATAGTGGCAAGCTGCCGTGATGAGATAACCAGCGAAGTGTTGGGAGACGGTGTCGCGTCGTCATCCACGAAAACGGCGCTAATGTCTACGTAATCTACCCCGGTCAAGTCAGCGACAACATTGATGATGTCGGACGAGTACAGGTTGTCACCAACCCGTAGAGTGCGAAGCGCCCAGGCAGCAATGGAGTCTGCCGTGCCCGCGTCGGTGCCGTATGAGCCGTCAAGCGTCTTTATCAACGTCACTTCCACATACGCCGTCACCGTGGTGGGCTCGCTGAATGACACGCTGTGATCGTTGCCGCTGGTGTCCGTGACCGTCTTCGTGGTGTCACCATACGCCTCGGTTCCTGCTGGCTTCGATGCCCATATTTGATCGGCCACTTCTTGGTCCACAAAGTTTGGCGCCGCCTCAGAGAATACCAGCACTTCGATCGCTTTGCCCGGCACGCTCTGCGCGTCGTCCTGTAGCGTCGTGTTCTCGAAGACAGTGCAAGAGTCTACGCCCGTGACAGTGAGCAGGTCTGCTCTGATGGCGTCCACGGTGCTTGAGCCCGCAATAGCAAGAGCCTGCTCGCGCCTGGTACGTAGCTGTGAGTCGAGCTCTTCGGCCACCCCCGTTTGGAACGCTTCAGCGAACGGGTTGGTGGTGTCGATGGCAATTAGCGTGAGCCCGCTAACCGGCGTGGAAATGACCAAGTCGTCCCCTTCTCCCACCGTCGTGCCGGTGCCCGTGTTCACGGCCTGAGCGGTTACGTCTTCGTAGTCAGGGTCGCCGTGCTCCTGGATGGTGGCGTCCGCTGTGGTTTGAAAGAGGCTGTCAGAGTCGCCGTCTGGATAAAACTGGGTGCCTGCTGGTACAACCGTGGTGACAACGCCCGTGAGGCGCACTTCGAGCTCGGCCTTGGTAGCCTCCTGCCGGATGGCCCCGGTGAGCGCGGAGACATAGCTCAGGCTTTGCCCGCTGGCCGTGTCGGGGTAAGCGGACTGGTAGATTTCCTCTAGCAGCTCCCACGCTTCAGCAAGGGCTGCGCCGTAGATGCCATTGAGTTGGCCTAGTACCGAATCGGCTTCGGTGTTGATGTCGGCGTCGATGTTTGCGACTTGGTTAGATGCCATGTCGTCAATGATCTCATCCACATCCTTGATGGTGATTCCGGTACTTGTGAGGCCAGCCATTAGATTTCCACTATGAATGGTGAGAACACGAGCAGTTCACCCGTGTCCATTGTTGCAGTGAAACTGATCGTGAGCGCCCGCGTTGACTTATCGAGCTCAAGCACAATCGTCGGCACCGTGCTGATGCGTGGCGTGCCCAGTATCGCAGTCCGAAACAACGAACGCACCAAGTCGAGGTTAGGCGCTTTCACGTACACGTCCCGGAAGTAAGGTATGCCTTGACGCAGGTCCAAAAACCAAGACTCGAAGAAGAACAGGCACCTAGTCCTGACCTGTTGCTCTATTGCGGCCTCGCCCGTAATCAGGTTGAGCCGGTGCCCCGTCAAGTCCAGGTCACCCGCCTGGCCGCTGTAGTTTAGTGCGATGTCACTCATTGAACCTTTACCTTGTCGCAGGCTGTGTCGGGTGGCACGGCCGGTGGCCCGACGCGCTCTTCTATGGCCGCGAGCTTGAGCGCCGCTCCACTGTCGGCAACCCCGGGCGTCCAGGTTGTAAGCACTGTCCAGATGCGATCAATCTCCGCATCGGTGCGGTCTGCCCGTGCTGCGAAATCCACGCTCCCACCGTCCGACAGAATCATGTAGCTCCCGTCCACGCTGCTGAGCGCCGAGTCATTCGGGTGCAGATTGACTGGGTGGAACGTGGCCCCGCTCATGGTGAACCGTCGGAGGTCGCCGGGATCGACACGGTTTCCTTGGTTAC